CAAGCTACTCCGGCCTTCATTAGCTCCCGAGCTTTCCCCTCGCTCACGTGGTGATACCGACCGACCCGAACTGCTGGCCATTTCGCCCCGAAGTACAGCCAGACAATATCCCCCATCTGCTGATCACGTTTACACAGGCGAGCCAACGCGGCGTCCACGATACAGGCAAGCTCGTCGGTGATGCAGTACGACTTTGCAGGCGAAGGCATTGCATCGCGCATCAGTGCCAACATGGGCGAGGCATAGCTGGGGATTCCCCTTCCATCCATACGCCACCATCCCCATTGTTCTAGAAGGTATTCCGTATCGCCTAATGGGCGCAGCGCTGGTTTTCGAATCATCATGTGTAGTACCCCTCAGTCCCCGGTGAAATTCGATCCGCCGGCACCGCGACGGTTGTTCTGTTGGTAGTACGCGGCCGGGCCTGTTATCGATGGCCCACGCTTCAACACCTCAATTTCGCGCTGAGCCTGCTGCAATTTGAAGCTCAACTGGGTAACTAACTCATCCGAAGAAAGCACCATCCTGCTACCCGCCATTACCCAACCTGAGCCGTTGCAATCGATGCAAACCAGCTCATAAGAAACACCCTGCACCACGGCTTTACCCTTGCAGGTAGAGCAATACTCCAGTTCGACCTGCGCCTTACGAAAGCCAGGGGTCTGGGCTTTTTTCATGTTTTGAATCCTCGCCTATGGTTGATTCTTGAATGGCCTTGCAGCCCTTGTCCTGTGCGGCTTCCAACGCATTACCGGAAACTCCGAATCTAACGCCGGTCAACATATCAATCCCGCTTGCGCCCCATTACGTCCGACTGGATGTACACCTTCACGTTGTGACCCATCGCGTGGTTGATCAGCAGCTCACCAATCAGGTGGTCAATGCCGAGGTCGGCCCAGCCGGTACGAGCCAGCTTGCGTAGATCGTGACTGGTCCACTCACCCTGCCCTAGCCGCACGAACACGGCACTCGCCTGTCCTTCACTGAGTGCCTTGCCGTTACGAGATGGGAACAGGAACTGGCCGTCATACCCTTTGGCCCGCTGGATTTCGCGATAGCTGATGAGCACCTTGCGTACCTGCTCGGTCAGCGGCAAGCGATGCTCGACGCCGGTCTTGGTGTGCTCGGCGGGAATGAACCACTCACGTTCGGCCAGGCTGATGTGCGACCAGCGCGCCTGCCGGGTTTCACCGATGCGGGTGCCATGGCAAAGCATCAGCAGAGCCAATAGGCCGTCCGAAGGATTGTTCGCCATGGCGCCGAGCAAGCACGTCATCAGGTCTTGCAACTGAGTGCCGCGCAACCGAGAAGGCTTGATGCCAACCTTCGCCTTGGAGAAATCGTTGAACTTGATGCTCGCCATTGGGTTGGAAGAAATCAGGCCCAACTTGAACGCCTGGCGGAAAGCCAGGGCCAACAACTGGTACACCGAGCGCACGTAGTCGATGGAAATGCTTTCCTGCAATGGCCACATGAGCAGGCTGTCGAGGGTAGCCTTGTCGATGCTGGCCAGCGGCAGGTCGCCGAGACGCGGAATCAGGTGGCACTTGATCATCGAAGCGCCGGTCTTCTTCCGCTTGCTGGACAGGTTGCGATCACGCGCCATGCGCTCGGCGTACCATCCAATCAGCTCTCCGGCAGTGACCCACTTGGAAAGGGTCGAGCCTTCTTCGGCAGCAACCCGCAGACGGACAGTTGGCAGAGCCGCAACCACCTGCTTGGTGCTCAGATCCGGGAATCCACCAATACGATGCCAGGCGCGCTTGTTCAGCAAATACCAAGAACCGCGTGCACGGTTTTTCGCGAATCGAAAGTGCAACGCCGGGTGACTGGCATCGCGCAGATCGCGGACGTGCAGCTTCTTGGCGTTGCGATCGATCTCGGCGTCCGACAGCTTCACCGTCAGGGTTTTCACCAAGGCCGTCATATTCGAGCACCAGTAGACTCTTCAAGGTCAACAACCTCGAACGTGGTAGGCCACATCCAGGCGCCGTAGCGCTCAGCCATTGCCTGGTCAACGAACAACACCAATGCATGATCGGGAGTGCTGCCCAAGTCCATTTTGAAAGTGCAGCAGAACACGGCAAATCGATAGTTCGCCGGATTCGGAATAGCCAAGCGGCGATCAGGTATCTCCAACAAAATCCTCATGCGCTCGCCCATTAGCCGCCCTTCAGCAGAGATTGCAGCAGCTTGAATTTGTCGAGTGCTTCAGCGTTGACCTCGCGCTCTGCCTCAACCGAAAGAGCCACTTCCTCGATACGCGCGGCGAGCTTTTTCATGCGCTGACCGACCTCATCGGCAAAGCTGATGACCTCACCGGACAGCACCGCCAAAGTATCCAGAGCACTACCCTCGGGTTTCTTGGTGGTAGCCACGGCCGGCTTGGTTTCTTTCGACATGTTCTGTTCTCTCTGGGGCGTGATGGTGATGGCGGTACGCTGGAAGTGTCCGTTAACGGGTTCGCGAATGAGGCCTGCGTCCTTCAACTCGCCAAGACCACGACGTATGGCCGGAAACTGGGCACCCGTGGTTTCGGCAACCATCAACGAATTGAAAATATCGTGAGCACTCCAGCGCTCCTGGATTGGCACCACTTGAAACACTTTGCGGGCGAGCGACGATTGCCCGGCGAGCATGTTTTGTTGCTTGGCGGCGTTCATCAGAAGCCCTCCTTACCGCGTTGAGATTCCCACTCGAATGTCACACCAATGCAGCCGTTTTCGCGGATGCGGTCGACACAGCGCGCACCAATGGCGTCGTTCAGCTCAGAGGGAGACAGGTTGCTGACGATGATTGTCGGACGGCATTGCTCGTAACGACCATTGATGATGCTGAACAGAGTGGCCAGCTCGAACTCGCTCTGCTTGGTTGCACCAACTTCATCGAGCACCAGCAGGTCCGCGCCAATCACCTCACGCAAGATGTGCGCCTCGGACTCGCCTGAGCGATCATTGAACGTCGCCCGAATCTCGCCGATGAGCGTGCCCACCGTGCGGTAAATCGCCTTGACCATGCATTCGTTGATCAGGTGACTGGCCGAGGCAATGGCTAGATGGGTCTTGCCGGTGCCGACCTTCCCCAACAGCAACATGCAGCGACCTTCCCGGCGATGCTTCGAAAAGTTGTCGACGTAGTCGCTGCACGCATCCAAGGCAATCTGCTGGGCGGGATTCGACACGACGAAATCGGCGAATGTCTTTTCCGCGAAGCGCTTAGGAATCCGGGCGCTTGAATGCTGAACTATCCGAAACTGACAGCGCTTGCGCTCGAGTTCTTGCATGTCGCGCTTGTTGCTGGCGCAGATGGGGCAACCAGACAGACTGCCGCCCTTGAGAATGACCGCCGAGTAAGGGCCATGATCCAGGCAGCTCGCTGGCTGACGGCCGATAACGCCGAATTTGCGGTCCATTTGAGCGCCGAAGTTAGAGACGGAAAGTGCCATTGGCGTTCTCCTTGGTGCCGGCCTTGTAATCGCGAGTGTCGAAGCCGGTGTGGCGACTGGTCGGAAGTGAATATGCGGGGCTGACTGTTTTGTCGGGGAAGATCCCCGTCCATCCGTTGCTGATCGAAAGGGTCAGCACAGAATCGGGGGTTGGATGGCTCGCCAAAGCCTTGGCCTGTTGTTCACAGCTCTTGGCAGTGAGGGGTTTGTGGATTTCCTTGCGGTGCTGGCACCAGTCGGACCAAACCTCGACGCTGACGTTCTCCGGCTTGGCCAACAACGGGTCAAACTTTGGCGATTTTCCTGGCGCGTTAGCGCCCTGCTTCTCCTGATTACTGGTTACCTGATTGGTACCCTGATTACTGGTTACCTGATTTGTCGGAAATTTTTCCGACCCTCCTCGGATTTTTTTCCGACCCTGTTCGGATATTTTTCCGACCTTGCTCGGAGATTCTTCCGAGGTAGATCGGATTTTTTTCCGACCCTCACACACCTCAGAGGTCGGATATTTTTCCGACCCGTCCAACTTGCGATTCCACTCTTTGGCCTTCTCGGTCAAACGAAACAAACTGATGTTTGCCGTGTGGGATAGTTCGATCAGCCCTGCGGTCTCGAGCCCTTTGAGAAGTCGGTACGCGGTATCTGGTTTGTCGGTGAGCAGGGGCAATTCTTCGACGATTTTTCCCTTGCTCAAGGCAAAGAAAATTCCCTTATCGGTCTTGATTGGCCTTGCCCAGCTAGGGCACTCGTAGACAAAGGAAAACAGCAGCGCCTGTTGGGAGTTCAACCCCCACTCCAGCGCTTTCACTTGGTTGATCGTGATCGTGAACTGCATATCAACCCTTCCCGCTTGGCGGTGGGGCTGGGCGTTTCGATTTGTGCAACTCAATCAGTGCGGTCACCTCCTCGTGCCGGGCAGCCAAGTGCTTCGCGTGCAGGGCCAGAATCTCTGCGGCTTCCGCTGCAGTGATTTCGCCGTCCTCCAGCGCCAGGGCAAGAAACTGATCAACCCGACCGCGCTTCACAGAAGTACGCAACGAGCGCTGGTGCATGTCTACGTTGTCCAGATCGCCAACCTCAGGCAGGCGAACAAAAACGCCGCCGTACATCGCGCAGATGTAGTCCGGCAAGAAGGTGGTTTTGGCTTCGGTCTCAAGCGTGCAGACCTCATCGTCGGTGAGGGGCTTGACGCCTGCCGACTCGTAAATCCGGTTCTTGAAACGCTTGAGATTCTCTTCGCCAAGGAAGTCAGAGGCGTATACAAGTCCGCCAGGGAATGCATTGGCAGAGGCAATGACTGCTTTGCGACGGGTGTCTAGCACTGGCGATTTCATCGTCTAGTTTTCTCTCGGCGCCGTTGCGCTCAAAGTTTGCTCATGAAATGGGCAGCATCCGGCGACGCGACCTTTTTGCGCTTTGGACCGGGAATGGTCTGAGCTCTTCAGCTGTGAAAGAGCCATCTGCGTGCTCAGTAACAAAAATGTCACGGCCAACCTGCAGAGCTTTGTTGAGCGACCCTTGGGACATCCCAAGCAGATTTGCTGCGTTGGTTTGCCCACGTGCACGAGCAAACTCATCCAGACTTTTTCGGCTCATCTCGCCGATCTCCTTTACTAAACATCCAACAAGTATCT